AGAAGCTTTCCCTCTTTAAAGAGGAACTGAAGTCTGATACTCAGACTTATGTTGATGAAAAGTTGGATTCAGTTGCGAAAAGCGTTGAAGTTGAGGAGGCCGAGGTCGTAGAGGCTGAGGTTGACTCGTCTGCTCTTGATGCTGCTATTGCTAAGTTCCGTGAGGAGCTTGATGGTGCAACGGCTACCATTCAGGAGCAGAAGGATGCTCTTTCTGATGCTTCGGCTAAGATCGAGCAGTTAGAAACTGCCGGCGCTATTAAAAAGAGCGTCGAAAGCGACGAAGAAATGGTGGAGGATGAGATTATCGCGAAGACGGTTGGAGAGCCGACCTTCTGGGACAACCTCTACCTTCCTCAAGAGCTTATTAAAGCTTTTGGATACGAAAAGTAAAAGGATATAAGGAGGAAGATAATGTCAACTCAGGAAGAAATTCTTGCGAAAGCAAATGAAGTTACTACCAGCGTTGTCGGAAACGCCAGTGGCGGCATTTTAAAGCCGGCTCAGGCCAACCGCTTCATTGATTTCGTCGTTGATCAGTCTGCCCTCTTGCAGTCATCGCGAGTTGTGCGTATGCGGACCCCGCAGATGGAGATCGATAAGCTCTCCATCGGTACGCGCATCATGGCGAAGGCTACTGAGGCTTCTGACACCGGCGCAAACGCTGCTGTTACCTTCACCAAAGTGTCGCTTACTACTGTGAAACTTCGTTTGGATTGGGAGATCAGCACTGAGTCCCTTGAGGACAACATTGCGGGTGATTCTTTAGAGGATCATCTCGCATCAGTGATGGCTCGCCAGACAGCGAATGACCTTGATGACTTGTTCATCAATGGCGATACTACGAGCAGCAATGCTCTACTCAAGAGCCTTGATGGCTTTGTTAAACTTGCACTGGCAAGCGGTTATGTTCTGGATTGTGAGGGCGGCATGCCGATCTCTCGTTCAGTCTATGATCGTTCGCTCCGTAAGATTCCAAGCAAGTACCTGCAGCGCCGCAATGACCTTCGGTTCATGTGCGGTCCTCAATTGGTACAGGACACCATTTATCACTTAGGAGATCCGTCTGCTAAGGTTGATGGGAATGTCGCTTCTGGCGGCTCCCCGGTCAACTCTGATATTGGTGGTCGGTACTTCGAGGGTGCTGGTGGTGCAAACGGTGGTCCTGGTGATACAGGCCTGCGTCCGTTTGGTACTCCGGTTCTTGAGGTACCCCTCATGCCGGAAACTGTTGCTGGCGATTACGGTGGGGCCGCGGGTGACCACGGCTACCTAATCATGACATTCCCGCAGAACCATATTATTGGTATTCAGCGTGAGATTGTTGTGTATCGCGAGTTCAAGCCAAAGAAAGACACGATTGAGTACACTCAGTTTACCCGTGTTGCGTCAAACGTCGAAAACTTCGATGCTTACGTAATCACCAAGAATGTTAAGCGCCGCGCCGCTTAAATATAATTGAATAACTGATGAGGGCGAAGGGGCAGTTGAGGAACTGCCCCTCGTCTTCGTTAAAACCAATGTTGGTATCATGAAAGGAGGTATGGTAAGATATAATCATGGCTGATGATAACGTAGTTACTTCCAAATCTATTGAAGATGCGGAAGTCGAAGAACCAAAAGAAGCCGCTCCGGCGGCAGAGAAGAAGGCTCCAGCTAAGAAGGCTGCGTCTTCAAAAGATATTTTAATCAAGATGGAAGGGCCTAGAGGTTATGCCTCAGGTGGACATGATTTCACTCTGGAGCATCCTTTCAAGGCGCTCCCGGAAAAAGAAGCATTACTTTTAATTGCCACTGGCTCGTTTGTCAGGGCAAAAGAATCTGAAGTTAAGGCCTTCTATAAGGAGTAGCAATGGCTGATGATAATGTAGTAGAAGAGGTAGTAGCGGAGGAAGCGCCTAAGGCGCCGTTGTGGAGTCCCAAGGGATCCAATGATGGTGTCTGGGTTAAAATGATTGACGGACCAACTTCATATAGCATGCAGGGGTATAAATTTACACTGGAAGATCCAGTGCAATGTGTGCCTGCTGATATTGTAAACATGTTGTTGGCAACTGGCAGTTTTGTTAAGACCGCAAGACCTAAATAAGGTTTAGTAATATAAAAAATAGGAGGTTGTAATGGCCGCAATTAGCAATTACTTGGAAAACGAGCTTCTGGATCACGTTCTGAAGAATGCAGCATATACCAGTCCCACGACTGTATATCTTGCTCTCTACACTTCCAACCCAACAGACGCAGACTCCGGTACTGAATGTTCGGGCGGGTCATATGCCCGTCAGTCTATTACTTTCGGTTCGGTTGCCTCTGGCGGTACGATTTCCAACACTGCAGATATTACGTATACTAGCATGCCTGCCGCTACGGTGACGCATGTTGGTATTCATGATCATGTTAGTGCTGGAAACTTGCTGTTCCACGGTGCGCTTAGTTCGTCTAAGTCAGTGGATGCTGGGGACACATTTAAAATTTCAACAGGCGACTTGGATATTTCGCTCGACTGATCGGGGTGCATTATGACCCTAAAGAGACGAGAATTCGTAGGAGCCGCATCAGAAACAGAATTGTCTGCCGGGATCAACTCATCGGCCACATCCTTTACTGTTGCAAGCGGATCTGGATTTCCTGACGGAAGCGATTATCCGTTTGTAGTGGTATTGGATCGTGGCGCGAATGATGAAGAGAAGGTATTAATCTCTTCAAGGTCCGGTAACGATTTCACTGTTGCCCAGAATATTGGTGGAGTAACCACCGGTCGCGGATTTGACAGCACAACTGCTGCGTCACACGATTCAGCGTCTAAGGTCGGGCATGTTTTAGATGCAACGACTATGACTGACATTAGTCAAACCGTATATGACAATGAAGTGCTATACTGGATGGGGGTAGCTTAGATGGCTCAATTTACTGCTAAAAATATATATCGGGGGCAACCTGGTACTTCTATTGGCACCCTGTATACTGTAACAAATACTAATGATTATTATACTATTGTAAAGAATATTATTGTTTGTAATACTACGAATAGCGCTGCAAATTTTGATTTGCATGCTGTTGCATCTGGCGGAACTGCCGGTGTGACGAATCAGGTGTTCTCTGACTTCGTTGTTCAAGGGGATGAGACTGTATCTATTGATGTTTCTATGGTTCTGGCCAAAAACGAAACGCTACAGGCTCTTCAAGTAACATCTGGAGCTTTGACCCTTACTATCAGCGGAGTGGAGTACACCACGTAATGGCCATTAGACACTTCCCTTCTGCAAAGATTTCCGCATCCACGACCCACTCAGTTAAGACAGAAACTACTGGTGGAGCGCCTACTTCAACGATTGCTGATGGGTCTATTGCTGTTGATACAACTAACGATGTATTCTATTATCGTTCAAGCGGATCTTGGACACAGGTGTCAACTACACCAACTACTGTTTCAGACACGGCTCCCAGCAATCCAAGCGCTGGGGATTTATGGTATGAATCTGATACGGGGAATACGGTTGTGTATTATGATGATGGTGTTGGTGCTGCTCAGTGGGTTGAGTTGGGCCATGCTGCCGATTCCACTGTAGTGGAGTATGCGGCAAATATTGATGGCGGGGTTCCAAGTAGTAATTATACTGGAATTACCTCTCTTGATGGCGGTGGCGTGTAGTGGCTATTAATTTCCCGGCATCTCCATCTGCTAATCAGGAAGTTACCGAAGGCAATATGACTTGGTTCTGGAATGGAACCTATTGGGAGCTTAAGTCTACTACATCGAAGTTTACTGCGAGTGATGATGCTCCCACTAGTTATACAGAGGGAGACTTCTGGTACGAGTCTGACACGGGTAAACTTTTTATTCGATATGATAGTACATGGGCTGAGGTAGGTCACGCTTCTGACGGTCAGTCTTTCCAGGCTGCTGATACGCCTCCGGGTTCTCCGGCAGCAAACGATATCTGGTATGAGTCGGATACAGGTAAAACGTTTATTTATTATGATAGCGCCTGGGTTGAGATTGGTCACGCTAGTGATGGCCAGTCTTTTAAGGTTGGTGACGCTATTCCGGCTGCGAGCGCTAGCACTGCTGGGGATATCTG